TGTTTGTAAGTTTATTTTTGTAGTATTTGTTACTGCATATCCAGTTTGAGGAGCATCACTTGAAATAAACCCATCTGCATAACCAATATTAGCAGCAGCAAAAGAATCGTTATTATTTCTTACAGTAAAAGGTAATGCACTTATAATCCCATCACCCGAAGGCCCTGATGACCAACTTGAAAGTGCTAAATATATATGGCATGTTACTAAACGACCTATTTTTGTGTAAGAACCAGCTCTAATAGAATAGCTTACTCCACTTGGAGCACCACTAGCACCACTTAGGGCGGGTGAAAATGTACCCTCTTCATAATCATCGAGTACGTTAGATGCTGTATTAGCTGTGCCTACGCCAAGAGCAATACCATTGTTAAAAGATGCAACTCCGTTATTGTGTATTCTTACTCTTTCTGTTGTGCTGTTAGAGCCATCAGCAGTTGTTAAGAAAGATAATCTACCTGGAGTATCATTTGAACCTGGAGAGGCATCTACATTAGCTATAATTTCTGCAACAACTGAATTTCTATCTGTACCATCTGCTGCACAAAAAGTTATTGCACCAACAGCATCGTCTGTTTGTAAAATAGTATTTCCATTAAGAGTATTATCTCTTGATTTACTCATTATAAGTCTTGGTGGTGAACCTGCTGAATTAATACCTGCTGAAATATGCATAGAGTATTGATTGGCATTATTAGCACCTTGTAATTGAAATACAGGGTCTAAACCACCAGCAGCATTTTTTGGAACAGGAACTGTACCTGAACCATCTTTACCACCAACTATAACAACATCATTACCACCATCAACAAACAGCATATGAGTTGCACCATTAGATTCTACCCTGAAATCTAAATCTATAGAACCATCATTAAATACAGTTTCACTACCAACAGACCTCATAATTTCTGTAGTTGATCCATTAACAGCTTTTTCTATTATTAATCTAGCATCCTCTGTGCCATCAGTAATATCTTCAGCAACAGCTCTAATTCTTGCATAAACAACATCTTGTGAATTGTCATTACGGCCTTCAAAGTCTATTTGACCTAAAACGTCACCATCTCCATTACTATCATTGTTTCTATATAATCTTAAATTAGGCCCAGAGTTTCCATCAGCATCTGTTGATACTAATGTAAGATTGTCAGAGTTATCAGCAACGGTAATTGTAGTTGAAGCTGTTGAAGTAATAGTAGAATTAAAAGTCGCAGCACCTTCGGCAGATACATCAAAAGTTAGTAAAGATATTTCACTACCACCATCATTACCTTTAATAGTTATATCACCATCACTTGTGGTGTTTTTAATTATACCGTTAACGCCGTCAAACTCTAATCCCATTATAAAATTACCACCACTCCTGTTATAGTTACAATAGCATTAAAAGTAACAGGTCCTGCAAGAACTGCATTACCAACAACTTGATTAACATCTACAGTAGCATCGTGTTCAGGTATAACCTCTGATGCCATTCCACCTGCTCCAACAAATAGTGGACCACCTATTTCTTCTTTGTATGCCATAGTTACTCCTTATGTACTAATCGAATCTACTCTACTAACCCAACAATCAAAACCGTTAGCTGTTCCGCTTTGCGCTTTTAATACATCACCACTTTGCATAACAATTTTTGCACCTCCTTGTATAACTTCAAGAGATGAAGAAACTGGAACACTAACACCTTTGATTAAATATCTAGTATTGTTACTGTCACCAGCATCTGTAATAAATACATCTAGTGTGTCTGTTGTGGTTAGAATATTAGCAAAACGAAGACCTACAACCGCATCATCGCTGTCTGCTGTAAAGATAGTGGTAGCCGAATTTGTTATTCTTTTACCATTTGATTCAAAATCTTGTGCCATATTTTTCTCCTATTTCGTTATATCACAGAGCGATCGCCATCGCAACCGCGAACCCTGGTGATGCATATAGTGTATCTGTGGATACACCACCAATTGTGATAGCATCTGCCTCTAATGTGCCATCTATATCTGCATTTCCAGATATGTCTAATGTAGCTCCATCTAGTTCACCTGTAATAGTTAAATTTCTAATACCTGTATAATCTTTGTTTGAGTCTAAAATAACTGCCTTAGAAGCAATGGCCGTACCGACTGCTGTACTACCTAGATCTAGTGCATTAAGCTCACCTACTACTGCGGTAATACCATCAAGTACATTTAGTTCTGCTGCAGTAGACGTAACACCATCTAATATGTTTAGTTCAGCTGCTGTTGATGTAACACCGTCTAGTATGTTTAGTTCTGCTGCTGTTGATGTAACACCGTCTAGTATATTTAATTCTTCAGGTGTAGATGTAATTTGTGTCGTGCTTACAGCTGCCAATACAGGTAGTGTACCTGAAACGTTTGGTAGATTAATTGTTCTATCATCAGTGGGATCTATGATTGTAAGTGTAGTTTCATGTGCATCAGCTGTAGCTCCTTCAAATACTATTGCATTTTCAGCTTGCATTGTAACTGTATCTACAGTTGTGGTTGTGCCTGCTACAGTTAGGTTAGGCACAAGTAATTCTCCTGTGCTTGGATTATATCTTAATGCACCTGTGTCGTCTAATAAACCATTTGATTCATTGTGAAATACAACAGGAAAGTTTGTGTTAGCTGTGCTGTCTGTAACTGTTACTGTAGATGCTAGCGTAACTGTTGTCCCAGCAATCACACTAGATAAAGCAGTCCCATTAACTGTTATAGCATCAGCTTCTAATGTGCCGTCAATATCTGCATCACCACTTACGTCAAGAGAACCTGCATCAAGCTCACCTGTTAGTGTAATGTTTCTAAAAGATGCTACATCTTTATTAGCATCTGCTGTTACAACTTTACTTGCAACCACTGTTCCAACGGATGCTCCTGTATCACTATAATTAAGTTCTGCTGCTGTTGCGGTTACACCATCTAATATATTTAATTCTGCTGCTGTAGACGTAACTCCGTCTAATATATTTAATTCTGCGGCTGTTGATGTTACTCCATCTAAAATATTTAATTCTGCAGCAGTAGACGTAACTCCGTCCATAATATTAAGTTCTGCAGCAGTTGCACTAATAGCTGTACCGTTAAAGTTGATAGCATCCAAATAAGCAACACCATCAATATAAATATCTTTCCATTCTTTTGATGAGCTACCTAAATCATAAGTATTATCTGTATTTGGTATTATGTTAGAATCAATCTCAGCAGCTAAATTAATGCTGTCTGTATCCGCATCTCCAAATGTAAGGTTTCCGGAGATAACTGCATTACCTGTTACTGTTAAATTACCACCAACATCTAAGTTAGCAGGTAAAGTAACATCATTGTCCGCATCTTCAAACACAGCTTTGCTTGCAGGTAGTGTACAAAATACTGTTTTACTACCAGCTGCAAAATCTATTTTAGTTGTGTTACCTGCTGATGTATCGATAACCGTGGTTCGTGCAAGAGTGTCGGGAGACGCGTCAGCTACAGTTCCAATACCTATTTCCCACGTGCCGTCTGACTCGTGTACAATAATATAATAAGTTGTATTTGTGTCACCAACACCAGTTACAAACGTTTCAAAACCAGTTGCAGCACCACCTAAAGATATGGTACCCTGTCCAGTTGTCGTTGTGGTTTCTTTGACTCTATCGTTGAGAACTAATGCCATAAAACCTTACCCCGATATTCTTATAATAGCACTACTCGTATCTGCGGCTGGGAACTGTATTGTAAAGGTGCCTGCTGTAGTAGAAAAGTCACCACCAAAATCTAACATACATACTGCTGAATCAGTAGCAAGTCCTGCTGTTGCTGCACCACCTGATGATTGATAAATAAGCGCGTACCGCGCTGTTGTAGAAACTGTTGTAAAAGAAGTGTCAGCAAAATCTGCAAACACTGTAGATGTAGAAGAACTACCTGTAACACCGTTATTAGTTAGTGTGTTACCTGCTGCAGTATAACCAGAGCCTGATGCATTTGCTGCCTCATTAGTTGTGTTGTAACCAGTTATTGCTGATGCAGAAACTGTTTTAGAGGATGTGTAGAGAGCAAGTTTATATGTGTCTCCGCCCGATGCACTAAAATTGTGATTACCTTTTAGAAGGTGTTCTTTAAAAACATTACATATTACGTTTGCCATATTTTCTCCTTACGGGTTTACAGATGGAATTGGTATTCTTACCGCTCCATCTCTATATTCTTCACGTCGTTTTTGACCCATTTGTTCTGTTGCTAGTGTTTTGACAGCGTTTTTATAAGACGCTTCATACAAAGCTAACATGTTATCAGGTCCTTTTAAAAATTTAAAAGCTTCGATTAGGCAGGCATACAACAATGCTGTTGGAGCATTTGTACTAACCCACGTTGAGGCAGTACTTGAAGATAATCCTGTTGGTTGAGCATAATACTCAATGTCCATAGTATAAGCCGCATTTGGTGTAGGTGCAAGAATTAATGAATCTTCATCGTATGTTGCAAAGTATTTTGGAATACCTGTGCTAGATCTATTTGGCCAATATTCTGATATAAACGAAGGATCTTTTTTCTGTAAAACTATTCTTTCGTTGTCTGTTAATCCACCTAGCGATCCAGATGAACTAAATATAGACACAAATCTAATTGCACTAAATAAAGCAGGTGTTGTACCAGGCAATGTTACAAACGGCGTGCTGGCTGTTAATACAGCACTTGCATTTTTCTTATATACGTCAAGGTCTAGCTCCCTGTACAGTCTCATTTCAGCGTGCTCTATAAAATCATTAACAATAGTAGTTGTTAAAACATTACTATCTGTTTCTGTATAATCTCTTATCTGTGTTACTAGTTCTGCGTATGTTGTCATGGTGTTATTGTTGTAGGTCCTGCATAAGCGCGGAACCCTCCTCCTCTTATATTACCAGTTGTTGCAGTATCTGTCGACACTGAGAATGTATATGTATCCGTGTCTACCACAGTTATTGTGTAACCTGCAGCTGCGTTTATATTTGTAGCTGTAATACCGTCAAAACTAGTTGCAGCATAAAAACGAACAGTGTCACTTGTTGATCTACCGTGACTTTCTTCTGTTACCGTAATTGTTGAAGAACTAGCAGACCCTGTTTTAAAAGAATCTGTTTTTAATAAATTAGGTGCAGCTGTTTCTGTTCTATCTGGTCTAGCGTCTCTTAGTCCTTGAGCATCAGCTTTGTGAGGTCTAGGCTCTAATTGTGGGTGCTTTGCTTCAAACTCAGAAATATGCACTAAAGAACCATTCCATTCTTTTACCATTTCTATGTATGGAAATTCTAAACCACTACGATCAGATATAGCTTTTGCTTTTCTTCCTGTTGCAAAATTAGACATTCGGGTAATACGCTTTCGGTGTTATGTGTGTACTTGTAGAAGAACCATCTTCTACTAATGCACGATTTAATTCATCTTCGTAAATCATTTTTAGTTGTGGTACTAGTTCTGGTTTTTCTTTCAACGCCAAATAGTAAGAAAGACCTGATACCATACACGGTACAAAACGATAAGGAACATCACTTGAATTTGTGTAATCTCCAGCGTCTTCTATTCTTTTTACATAATATAAATGAATTTCTGATGCAGCGGCTGTAGCATCTGGTGTTGGATATACACTTACAGTCACACGATCAATAAAACGTTGCAC